CCATCAAGGTTTAAAGTTTGTCATGGTGGGCGAGGTTCAGGAAAGTCTTGGGGATTTGCCCGTGCCTTACTTGTTATAGGCGTTAAAAAGCCAATTAGAGTGCTTTGCGCTCGAGAGTTTCAAAACTCTATTGCCCAATCTGTGCATAGGTTATTGGCAGACCAGATCATAGCAATGAAACTGGAATCATTCTATGAAGTAACTCAGAATCAAATTAGAGGCAAAAATGGCACAGAGTTTAACTTTGTGGGCCTCAAAAACAATCCAGCAAACATAAAATCTTATGAGGGAAGCACTCATGTGTGGATTGAGGAAGCACAGACTGTAAGTGATCGAAGTCTTGAAATCCTTATACCTACGATAAGAACGCCCGACTCTGAGATATGGATTACTTTTAATCCAGAGCTAGAAACAGACCCTGTTTATCAAAGATTTGTATTAAATCCACCGCCTAACTGCCAAACTGTGCGTATGAATTGGCAAGACAACCCCTGGTTTCCTGATGTGTTGCGTGAGGAAAAAGATCAGTTATTTAGTAGGGATAGAGAAGCCTACAACACAGTCTGGGAAGGCTTATGCCGTCAAACAGTAGATGGTGCTATCTTTGCCAAAGAAATGGCTATGGCTGATTTAGAGGGTAGAATAACGAATGTCCCTTATGACCCAATTAAGCCAGTTCACGCAGTATTTGACCTCGGTTGGGCTGACGCTACTGCTATTTGGTTTGTGCAGTTTATTGGCATGGAAACTCGCCTCATTAGGTATTACGAAAACACGCAAGAAACGATAGCGCATTACCTGGCTAAAATGCAGTCCTATGGATATGTATATGACACCCTTTGGCTACCTCATGACGCAGGATCAAAGACTTTGGGATCTAACGGCAAAAGCATTGAGGACATCGTTAGAGCTACAGGGTATAACACTAGAGTTATTGAGCGAACACCCATTGTTGATTCCATTAATGCTGCCCGAATGATGTTTAATAAGTGCTGGTTTGATAAGACCAACACGCATGAAGGACTGCAATGCCTACGCCATTACCGCTATGACGTAGATCCTGACACTAAGCAATTTAGCCAAAAGCCATTACACGACAACTACTCCCACGGGGCTGATGCTTTCCGATACATTGGTTTGATGGTAAATGAGCCTAGAAAAGCACCAAAACAAAAGGCTACTTATCAACTGCCGTCAAGCTGGATGGGCTAGAATATGTTGTGCAAATACTACACTTGGCTTAAAATTAGCCGATAATTAAGGAATATCTATGGCATACGATAGCGTTGCAGACTCCCAATCAGACGGCAGAATCCAAGAAGCTAAGGATTTTTTAAGACTTTGTAATGATTCGGATAGCAACAATCGTGCCGAAGCCCTTGATGATGTCAGGTTTGCAGCAGGCGATCAATGGCCTGTAGATGTGCAAAACAGCCGTATTTTAGAAGCCCGCCCTTGCCTTACCATTAATAAAATTGATGCCTATGTGCGTCAAATCTGTAACCAACAAAGACAGCAACGCCCACGCATTAAAGTGCATGGCATGAACAATGAGTCAGACGAGAAGGTTGCTGAGATTCTTACAGGCATCTGCCGTCATATTGAGAACCAATCCGATGCCGATGCAGCTTACGACCATGCTTTTGAGTATTGCGTCAAGATGGGTTGGGGCTATTGGCGTGTTACTACTGATTATGTAAGAGAGGACAGCTTTGACCAAGAAATCTACATTAGACCAGTTGAGAACCCTTTTACTGTCTATTTTGATCCTAATAGCGTGTTGCCAGATGGGTCTGATGCTGAGCGAGTTCTTATCACAACAGTTATCTCTAAAGACGTGTTCAAAACCATGTACCCAGATGCAGAAGTGGATCAGGGTTTCTCATCAAGAGGAACAGGCGATACGGAGAGCGAATGGGTCACAAAAGAAGATATACGTGTAGCTGAGTATTTCTATACAGAACGCACTAAAGATATGCTTTTAGAGCTATCTGATGGCACTACTGGCTACTCTACAGAGATCCCAAGCAAGGAAGTCTTAGCCCAAGCGGGTATTACTGTTATTGCTAAACGTGATGTATGGCGTAAAAAGATCAAATATTGCAAGCTAACGGCTATGCAAATTCTTGAAGAAGGTGAATGGGCGGGTAAATATATCCCAATCGTGCCTGTATTTGGTCAAGAAGTGCGAGTTGACGATAAGCATAAGAAATTTGGCTTAGTACGCATGGCAAAAGACCCACAGCGTATGTATAACTACTGGTCAACTGCTTTGACTGAAACTGTAGCTTTAGCTCCTAAAGCAAAATGGCTATTGGCAGAAGGTCAAGATGAAGGTCATGAAAACGAATGGGCAATGGCTAACATTAAAGCTATGCCTGTCTTGCGTTATAAGCAGACCGATATTGAGGGCAGACCAGCTCCACAGCCTACAAGACTGCAACCAGAGCCACCTCCTGCGGGCGTGATGTCTGCATTACAGAGTATGAATCAGGATTTACAAGCAGTAGTCGGTATTTTTGATCCAAGCCAGCTCCCACAAGGCTTACAGTCAGGCAAATCTATTAATGGTCAGCAGATGCAAGCTGATATGACTAACTTCCATTATTACGACAATCTGACACGCAGTATCCGTCACACAGGTCGGATCATTCTTGACCTAGTGCCTAAGATTTATGACAGAGAACGAGTCATGCGGATCATTGGCGATGATGGCAAGCCTGAGATTGTGACTTTAAACCAGCCTGGCTCGGATGAGAATGGCGTAGCTAAAGTCCTAAATGACGTTACTGTAGGCGAATATGACGTAGTAATGGATACAGGCCCTGGCTACAACTCCAAACGTCAAGAAGCCGTAGATGCAATGACCAGCCTATTTGCTGCCGATCCTGCCCTAGTGCAGATTGCAGGCGATTTATATGTCCGTAATATGGATTTCCCTGGCTCAGACGTTATTGCTGATCGCTTGGCTGTAAACAATCCTCTCGCCCAAATTGATGAGAAGTCAGAAGTGCCACCACAGGCTCAGATGATGATTGCACAGGGCAAAAAGACGATTGAACAGCTACAACAGCAAATTCAGATGATGCAGATGGATAGTAAATATCGTGCAAGCGTTCAAGAGCAAGTCCAACAGGCTGAAACAGAGCGTGAGAAGATGCGCCTGCAAGTACGCAGAGAAGATACTCAGTTGCGTACCGATACGACAGCGCATGACACAGTTATCAAGACTCAGACCCAGCTTGAAATTGAGCAGATGAAAGCACAGTTAGCTTTAGTTCTTGCCCATATCAATAAAACGACTGAAAAATCAGCCGAAGCTGAAGCGATTGAACGAGCCATTTAGTGTTGTAAAAGCGCAACACTTATGATATAAATGAATTTGTATTGCCTACCGATGGGTTCATCGGGTAAAAATCTTGAGGAATCTCATGTCAGAAGAAACAGCAGTAAGAACAGCAGACAATGTAGTAACGTCAGATAATTTAGCGGAATGGACTGCTAATAAATTAGGTTTAGCCAGCGAAGAAGCCCCTGTTGAGGCTGAAACTGTCGAGGAAACTCCAGAGTCAGAGCCATCAGTTGAGGCCCAAGCCGAGAATTTACCTGAGGCAGAACAAGAAGCGGAAGTAACAGACAAGCCTAAACAAAATCCCAAAATTGAAAAGCGATTTCGTGAGCTTACAACTCGTGCTAAACAAGCTGAAGCCGAAAAGCAAGCCTTAGAAGCCCGCCTACAAGAACTTGAGAGCAAAGTAGCACCAGCACCCCAACAAATTGAACAAGACATTTTGGGTGAAAAACCCCAAGCAAGTCAGTTTCAAGATGCTTTTGAATATGCAGAAGCATTAGCTGAATGGAGTGCGGAAAAAGCATTAGTAGAACGTGATAAGCAAGAACAGCAACGCAAAGTCGAAATTGAACGCCAAGAAGTTATTAAATCTTGGACTTCTAAATTAGAGAAAGCCAAAGCTGAATTGCCTGATTTTGATGAAATGGTGGCATCTAGTAAAGTCCAAGTACGAGATGAAGTACGGGATGCGATTCTAGAGTCCGATGTAGGCCCTCAAATCCTATATCAATTAGCATCAGATGATGACCTTGCCCAACGCATTTCTTCTATGCCAGTTAACAAAGCACTTAAGGAATTAGGGAAATTGGAAGTTCAGTTTGAGCGTAAAGAAGCTCCTGCTGAAGTCAAAAGCGAACCTGTTGCTCGTAGTAAAGCACCAGCACCGATTAAGCCTCTCACCGCAGGCAAAGGTACACAAGATGTTCTCATCGATGGAGATGGAGTATTTCATGGTACTTACGCCCAATGGAAAGCAGATCGAAAGGCTAAACGGATACGCTGATAACTCAATTTATATTTAAAGAAAAGGAGAAATCATGTCGAATAATTTATTGACGATTTCAAAAATTACTAATGAGGCCTTAATGGTTCTCGAAAACGAACTGACTTTTACGTCAGAAGTAGATCGTAACTACGATGACCAATTTGCGGTAGTAGGTGGTAAGATTGGTAACACAGTAAACGTTCGGAAACCTGGCCGTTTCATTGGTACCACAGGGCCCGCCCTCAATGTCGAGGATTTTGTAGAAACTTCTGTACCTGTAACATTGTCAACACAGTTTCACGTTGACACCCAATTTACCACCCAAGACCTTGCACTTTCTCTCGATATGTTCTCTGATCGTGTATTGAAGCCTGCTGTAGCTGCTATTGCTAACAAGATTGATCGTGATGGTTGCACACAAGCTGCAAACAACACAGCCAATATCGTTGGTGTAGCTGGTACGCCTCCAACTGGTTTGATTACTTACCTGACTGCTGCTGCTTACCTTGATTCTGAAGGCGCACCACGTGATGGCCGTAGATCATGCACAGTTGAGCCATTTACCTCAGCTACTATCGTTGACAGCTTGAAAGGCCTATTTGTGCCACAAGAAGCTATTGGCGAGCAGTATCGTAAAGGTTTGATGGGTCGTGACTCTGCTGGTATGAATTGGAAGATGGATCAAAACATCGTTTCACATCAGTTTGGTAGCTTCTCTGGTTCTGCAACTGTTAACACAACTACCGCTACTGGTTTCTTGACATCTGGTTGGGCTTCTTCAAGCACCATCACTTTGTCTTTGACCAATGGCGTAAGTTTGTTACAAGGTGACACATTCACCATCGCTGGTGTATATGCTGTTAACCCACAGAATCGTCAGGCTTATGGTTCAAACAAGCTGCGTAACTTTGTAGTTAATACTGCTGTTAGCGGTTCAGGTGGTACTATTTCTGTAAACGTAAGCCCAGCTATCATTACTGCTGGTCAGTTCCAGAACGTATCTATCCCTTCAACTAGCTCTACTGCTGCTGTTAGCTTCTTTAACCAGTCTGGTACAGTTTCCCCACAAAACATCATCATGCACCGCAATGCGTTTACTCTCGCAGTAGCCGACCTTGAGTTGCCAGAGGGTGTTCACTTTGC